TTGCCCCAAGTCTGAATTGCTGAAATGACTCCAGATGTTAATTGTGCAGATGTTAAATTTGTATTCTCTGCTGTGTAATATACAGAGGCATTTACCTGAATATATGTATAGTCCGGATCAACTATAACTGGTACAACAGTCAATACTGAAATAGGTTTAATTACTTCAGCAATCAATCTTTGTTTTTGTGTCTGAGTTAGATTGTAACTACCTGATGGTTTTAAACAGACAAATACTTGACCATATACTACTGGAATATTTTCTTCTCCACCCCAAACATTGACAGCATCAAATGAGTATCCTAATGTATTCTGTTGAATAGCAGTAATATAATCATTTTTACTTACTGCACGACCTTGTGCTGAGAAAGCCTTGGGGGCTTGAAATTTAATAGAATCAATACTTTCTTTGTCTCCACCATCAGATGCTGGGACTACAGGGAATATCTGTAATGTTGTATAACCTGGTATAGAATCCATTAATACAAAGTTGTTGGCACCAGCGGACAATGTACCATCAGTTGCAACATAGGAAATATTAACTATATTACCATCCGATAATAATTTTCCTATGATACCATCACCAAAGTAAATTTCATAGTTACCATTCAAAGACTCTTGTAAAAAATATACGGTAGAAGTTGAATCTAAAGTTAAATAATTTGAAGCCGAGTTATATACAATAGATGATGAATTTGTTGATGAAACTTGTACAGAAACTTCAATAGTTGTTGTGTCAATTGTTGCATCTGGTATTTGAAATTTGTATGAAGGATTAGTTGTACCATTGACTGTATAATTATATGCAGCTGGAATACCTTGCTTAATTATAACATCATTAAAAGTTGCTGTATTATTTGTTGCATTGACTGTCTTGGCATCTACTGTTACAAAGTTATAGTTTACTCCATCAATTGCTTCGGATGTAAAATTAGTAAATTTAGGTAATGTAAAGGCTGCATTGGCAGTACCATTAAAAGTCAAAGATATCTCAGCAGAAGGTGCAATAGCGGACTTTGGAGTATAATTTAACAATTTAGCATGAGAAACAACAGAACTTCTTTGTAGTGCCGAATCCAAAAACATCTCATTGGCAACCATATTCAAATAATAAGCATTGTATTGTGTATTGTATGCTAGAACATCCAATAGAACGGACATTGCCGAACCTTCAAAGTTGTAATCTTGAAATGTGTTTTGTGATTGTAAATAGGTGATAAAATTAGATTTGATTGAACTAAAATCTAATTGTGTGATGTTTATATTTGTATTTGAAGCCATTACCTTGACCTTTGAAGAAGTAAAGTGACTGTGGTTGCTCTTGTATTATTACCCACAAAAAAAGTCATACTTAAATTGAATGAATTTTCATCTGGTGATATTGTCACATTGATTGTATTAATTGTAACTCTTGGCTCAAAATTAGAAATAACATTTTTAACTTCACTTTCAATTAAATTTGAAGTTATCTGGTCGGCAGGTTCAAATAACAATTTATTTAAGTTTGAACCTAAATTTGGTTGAAACGGTCTCTCATAGAAACCAGTCAATAGTAAATTTCTAACAGAACGAACCACCGCCTGTTCATCATAACTTAAAGCAACATCATTAGTTACAGGTAACCTTCTAAAAGTTAAATCTAAATCAGAGTATATTTTTTGTAAGTTTGCCATTCTTTATTTATGTGCTTTTAGGAATTAATTCTTGTAATGAGTTTTGCTGTTCCTATGAAGTTGGTTGCCAAGTATTTTTCTGTCTCACTCATATTACCAATGGTTTTAACGGTATTGTAGTTATTCACAAAATTCTTTAAATTATTATAATAAGTCACATCAGCATTTCTTCTACCACCCATCAAATTGTTTGTATTTGCTAATCCTGAATAAATTTGAGTAATCTGCGAATTTGATAAATTAGACGTATTTGCTATAGGATCAATACTTGCAGATATTAAACTTATATAAGTATTAATTGTATTAGCATTTGCACTTATCTGTGGTGTAACTAAGAGACTAGTAAAACTACCCATTATTGGTGAAGTGTTTATTATTGCATCTGTTTGATTGGTAATATATAATGCCATTCTACCATAATTTAAAGCCGTTAAATAGAAAGGTTGATCCTCAACTAAACCAGTAAAAGGTTCAATATTTGATAACCTATTTGTGTGTACCAAAAAAGTATTTGAAGTGGCCGCTAAAGTTGTTGCAGCTTCATAAATTGATGAAGTTGTGTTTAAATTTGAAACATTGGCAGTCAATGATATAATTGAATTTGCAGTATTCCATACACTTTGTGTTACATTTGCAACTGAATTATAATAATAACCTCCAACATCACTATTTTTAATATCTGTTGCTTGCCATTCTTTAATGAAAGCCGGCATCGAATTCATGTGTGACTGAGTATTTGCGTCCATCACTTGCACATACCCATTCGGGTCATCAAAGTTGTAACCTAAAATGGTGTATAAACCCGTAGCATTATTTACTGTTGGCATAATATATTAAGCCCCAATCATTGGAGTTAGTGGAGGTGCTGTTTTAGGGTGTACATGAGTATTAAATGTAAGTAAGTTCATTACATCAAACCCTAAAATTGATGATGAAATGCCTTGAATTGACAATGGTGCGTTCATAGATGCTGTGGCAGTAAGAATTCCTGTTGGTACATAAGGTCCTGGTGTTACACAACCAACATTTACACCACCTAGTGTTTCTAATCCACCAGTAGCAAAAACTTTGAAACCTGCGGTAACATTTGTTTTAGAAGATATAGATGTTGCGGTAATTGCACCTTGTACACGGAGGTCTCCACTAACAACTACATCGGCTGGACTGTTTAAGAATATAGTACCACCACCAAGTCCAGTTAAAGTATCACCAGAACCAGCAGTAATATTAATATCTCCGTCACTCGACAAATCTACTCTACCAGCAGTATGTATATGTGATTTTCCCCCAACACTTGCTTTTAAACTTCCGTCTATCTCCGATATCATATCCCCGTGAACAGTCAGCTTACAATCTTGATATACTTCAATATTACAAACTCCTCGGATTGAAACATTATTATCTTTTACGATAACTATAAAATTATTGCCTTTAACTACAGCATCAGCATCACCATTATGATACCAATGTTGATATGTTCCTGTTGTGCCATGCTGACGCCTCATAGACTCATTCCCAGGCGTATCGTCTTTCATATCCATATGACCTGCCTCAGTTTGAGTTAGGTTAATATATGGGTATGATCCTACTTGAGTGTTTGCTGATGTAGTCCATGTACTTCCGTAAATATTATCTGCCATGATTAAGGTCTCGATTTACTTATTTGAACGAGTGGTGTTCCATTGCCATCTGTTATTGCGGTTGATATATTTGAAATATTACCTGTAAAACTATTTAAACTTGCCGTAAGTGTTGTTGATGCAGAAGCAACTCCTTTTGATAGTGCAGAAGGAACAGATGCTAAATTTGATTGTAAACCATTCAAATCTGTACTTAATCCTTTAACTCCTGCCACAGCTTGATTTGATTGTTTGATAATATTATTTGTTGTTGTTATCAACTCTGTTAATTCAGGACCGGCCGCAAATGTTGTTGCTTTTTTCAAAGCATTTTGTAATAAAGCTAAACATTGAGTCAATGTAGCAGCGACTCTCTGAGGTAAACTTTTGACAACATTAACAAAAAAATTAACTTCAGCAATAATTTCTTTTGCCGCTTTGATTTGTTCATTAATATAAGTCAATACATTACTAATTACTTTTAAAACTGCTAAAGCGTCTTTTACGAATTGTTTGATTGCAGTTATAACAGGACTTGTTCCATCACCAACTAGTGATGTTATAATTTCGTCTCTAATTTTTTGTATAGCTTGATTTAATTCAGCATTTTTTGTTGCTAATGTAAAAGCAATTCGTGATTTTGGATCGCAAATATGCCATATATCAGCATTTGATAGTGCAATTGAAGTGTTTGCAATCGAACCTCTTGCCAATTGTGGAACTGTTGGGAATCCTGCTATTATTGCATCAGCTTCCGCCACAATTTTTGGTGGATTTGGTTCTTTTAATCTTCCATAATTTCCTGGAACACCTACCATGGTAGGTACTTTTACTGAGAAAGCCGCCATTTTTTATCCTTTATTCGTAATCATTATTTTGTTTAATACCAGGTATAACACCCATCATGATGGGAGATTGTCCGGCTTCACTATCCATAAAAAACCCAACAACCCATTCACCTAATGATGGAGCTTCAAAATGTCTTGTATTGTTTATTGGGTTCATTGGAAAAGCCCAAGGTAAATCTTCATCGGGAATATCATCTCCATACCAACCAAATATTCTTACTTGGCAACGACCTAATCCTAAATCATCAAAACGATTTACAATTTTACCCACCCACCAGACAAAACCATTAAGACCGGCGAAATTATGGTTATTTACAGCTCTACTCATTATATAATTCCTTTTACTGTATTAGACCACAAAGGAGATTTATTATTATTTGCTGGATAGGCACTTGGCACACTTTCTTTTGTTATTTCTAATATAGTTCTAAATGAAGTTAAATCAATTAAGTGTCTAACACCAGTAATAAAGTAATTACCGGAGTAATATTTATCGAGAGCTCCTTTATTTGCTAGGTTTCTTGATGACAAATTGAATGTCAGAACACGACCCACAGTTAAATTACAATCACCTGGAACAGATATTCTTAATCTAGTATAATTCGCTAATCCTAATTGTGCTGTTCGATAAGGAATAAATGTCTCAGCATATATATCATTTCCTGATGCACCTGGAACTCCGGCAACAAATGATGAACTGGTACTATCAAAATTAGAAAATACTAATTTCAACATTGATTGTGAAGCTTGTCCTAAATTATCACCTTTTCGATTTGTTGAATCATCAATAATACCATATGAATTTAATAATTTAGCCTGCCGACTATAAACTGTATAATCAAAATTAGTTACTTTTTTTGTCCGTGTTAATGGATTAATAGATATTAATTGATTGGCAAATGTACCAGAAGTAATGCCGTTTAATGTATCAAAAGAATCCAGAAACTCATATGTTAATACATTATGTGTATCAGTATTCAAATCTCTACTATCAATATTTTTTGGTTTGTATGTGTAAGTATAATAAGATGTTTGTTTCATTAAACTCTGTAATGACCTATATTGAAACCCATTTTTATCTTCATAAAATAACATATCAGCCCCAGGATTTTGTGGGTTTGGTCTTGCATAGTTAGTTACAAAATTGATGGCATCAAATGGTTTTAATGTAGGTATAATAAAATCATATTTACCATAAGTAGCTTCTATTGTACCATTTTTATTTGATGGTACTTTTAGATAATTAGTAAGAACGTCCGATACAATGTCGGAGATTAAAGAATCTTTATATCTTTTACTAATTTTGTATTGTTCTGATAATAATAATTCTTCCGAACAAAAATAAAGAACATAAGATTCTTTATACATTGTACCTTCAAGTTTTCTTTTACCTACTTTATAGACACGAAATAATTTATCAATTTGATTATTGCTATCACCAAACTTACTAAAAGTTAATCTAAGAAATTCTGTACCATTCATTGCTGCGGTCTCGATAAGACCTGAAGATTCAATTATATACACATAACCAGATAATGAATTATTAAACAAATCTTCATTATAAGATATTTCTTCAAAAGTATTTTTTAAATCCAAAGATCCTATTGAACTTAATAATGTAAGATTTGTTAGTGCATAATCTTTTGAATTTTTTATACCAGCCATTTTATTGCGCCATTAATGTTTTTAAATCTTTTTCAAGTTGATTACTGTAAGATGAATTAATCAATTTAATATTTTGTTTTGCTTCATTTAATTCCAATTCATAATCATAGATACTGACAGCTGATTTTGATATTGTTCTAGTTACAGAAGCACCAGAACTAAATGTCTGTGTAGTTGATCCTGTTGTTATAGTATTATATGTAGTCAAGTCAATCACAACAGTTTTTATTGTTGTTTCTAATGATGTACTATCATAAGTTGTAATTGTTTTTCTATACTCTTGTACGGTACTTGTGGTATAAGTAAACACAAGATTATCTCCACCTGCAGCTTCACTATATTTGTCTGTTAAATAGTCATTAAATTGTTGTGATGTCAAAGGCCAATCATATAAAGGATCCATAATTTCATTGGCATATAGAACCATCCAATACTTGTTTGAATCGTCATAATATTTGTGTGCCAGTATATCAGGTCTATCACTTTCTTTCAAGTCATATGAATAAAATAATAATGGATTTTTAAGTAATGATGGTATAATTTCCACTCTAGACATAAGATTGGTTAATACAATAGCATTATTTTTATAATCTGAAGCAATAACTAAAGGAAAAGTATTAAAATATAACATATTTACCTTCTTGGATTGAAATCGTCATTGAAACTATCTCTTGTGAGAATGTCCATTTCTTTGAACGCTAATTCTAATGTTGTTTGTACCATTGAACCATCATCATAGGCAGCAAAACCGTTTGGTGCATGATTCACATCTACATTGTCTAAAATACAACGACCGTATCTTGGTAAATATTTTGACCGGTCTCCGTTTACATAAAATTCAACATCAAACAGAGAAGGAGGTATTAAAAACATACTATTTGTAGTGGCTCCAACCGTACCTCCAATTCTTTGCCCTAAACTAGGAGATGCATAAAATCTAAATTGATTGATAATATTATTTACAACTTGAGCTTCATCTCTGGATTTTGGAGTAAATGTAAATGACAGGTTAAAAGTTCTTAATCCGGTGCCACGATAAACCATTTGTAGTTGTGGATTTAAAGCATAACCTTGAGCTCTTTGTAATAAAGTTCCTAAATTTCCTATATCAACACCTGGAACATTAGGTAAAAGTCCTACTGCAGCTTGAACAGCAGCTGGATTACCAGTAACACCATTACCACCACCTCCAGCATTAAGTGTACTATCTATTGCTCTAAGTGTAGTTACTGCAGTGCCTAAATCTTTAGTTAAACTCATTTCATCATATTGTGCATCATATCGAGCAACTAAACTATCAGGCATATAAAGCGATATTATTGATTTTGTACTACTTGTTGGTGGATCTACTGTAAAACCAGTTCCCAACCCAGCAGCTGCAAGCAATCCAACAACAGCCGTACCGGCTCCTGCAGCAAGTCCTAAACCTTTTTCAGTTGATGTACCTTTTTTATTAAGAGCAGCCGCAACTCCTAAACCTGCACCAAGTACTGCAGCTCCTGCAGCTACCGCTGTGGCTGTTGAATTAGATATAGCTAATACTGTATTATTGTTAGCTAATCCTGTGGCGGCAGATTTGAGTCCGGCAGGTTCAATATCATAGATTCTAAAAGTGACCCAATGTTTTTTTTCATTTGAATCTGCTTTGTTACCTAAATTAGAAGGATATTTAAGTATACTTAAACTGTTTTTATCACTATTATCCAATACAGCTAAAGGACCTTTTAGTTGTGGTCCTCTACTAATTGTATCTATTGTTATATTTGCCATCTTTTTCTCTTAAATTTGGTATACATACTATTTATGGCATATTCAGGACTATTCAAACCAAAACACCCAGAAAAGTATGTTGGCGACCCCACCAACATAGTATATCGCTCATCTTGGGAGGCGAAAGTGATGTCGTGGTTAGACAATAATGACTCTATTATAACATGGGCATCAGAAGAACTCTTTATTCCTTATATATCACCTGTGGATAATCGTTGGCATCGTTATTTTCCAGACTTTTTGGTCAAATTTAGAACCAAAGACAATAAACTATCAACTATGATGCTTGAAGTCAAACCAAAGAAACAAACGGCACAACCAGAACCACAGAAAAGAAAAACAAAACAGTTTATCAATGAAGTTAAAACGTGGGGTGTCAATCAAGCCAAGTGGAAAGCAGCCAACGAATACTGCTTAGACCGTGGTTGGGAATTCAAATTAATTACGGAAGACCATCTAGGCCTGTAACTAAATAACTGAATGACATCCAAACTAACTGAATTAGCTCAACAAAGACAGTCTGAAGGACTTAAAATGTCCTCGACTTTGCGGCCAACACCGTCAAGGGACTCTTATAAATGGTTTCTACAAAAAATTGTAGATTTGAGAAGTCCAGTTAAGTTAGCAACAGGAATTAAAGCCGAGCAATATAGAAAGATGAATCGGTTTATTATAGGTAATTTGTATTATTTTTATTATGATCCAAAAGGTAAAGATGATTTAGATTATTATGATAGATTCCCTTTGGTATTAACATTACAGAAACATACAGATGGTTTTATGGGACTTAACCTACATTATTTGCCAATTCAATACAGAGTGGCATTTTTAGGTAAACTAATGAAATACGCAATCCATGACGATGAGGACGGAATTAAAAGGTTACGAATCAGTTATGACATTTTAAGCGCATCCAAGACGTTTAAAGCGTTCCGTCCTTGTATTAAAAGATATTTAAATAGTCATATTAGGTCAAAGATACTTGCCGTTCAGCCAAATGAATGGGATGTGGCAACTTTTCTGCCTGTACAACAGTTTAAAGGTGCTCAGGCCAAAACGGTATGGCAAGATTCGGTACACGAAATAAGGAATAGTTAAGATGCCTTCAATGATACAAGACTTTTTGGGTAATTTTACCGATGTGGCTAAACCAAGTCGCTTTGAGGTAACTATTGGATCAAAAGTATATTATAATGATATTAATCCTAATGATTTAATATTACGGTGTGAAACTGCTGAGTTACCAAGTAGAACATATGCTACAGCCGAACAAAAATTTGGTTCAAATCCTGTAGAAAAATTCCCTTACCAAGTACAATTCAATGATTTAAATCTTACTTTTATTGTTGATGATGATATGCAAGCAAAATATTTTTTTGATGCATGGTTAGAAGCGGTTATACCATCGAGCAGATATAATCCAAATTATAAAGACACTTACTCTTGTACTATTAATATAAGACAGTATAATAATTATAATGAACTTTCATATTCGGTTGATTTGTTGGAAGCCTATCCTATTTCAGTTAATCAATTAGATTTAGACTGGTCAGCTGAAGGTCATCATAAATTAACTGTAGTGTTTGCATATACCTCATGGCAAAAAACTTCGACATATAGAAAGAGTCAAAACCGTAATAGTAATAAATTATTTAATGCTTTTAATCCTAATTCTGAATTATAAAATTAACTTAGTGGAGTGATAATAAGATGGCTTTACCCAAAATTGATACCCCGGTCTATGACCTTGAATTACCATTATCAAAAAAGAAAATACGTTTTAGACCGTTCTTAGTAAAAGAACAACGCAATTTATTAATGGCTATGGAGTCTGACGATAAAGAAACGATTGAAAGAAATATTCGACAGGTTTTACATAACTGCACATTAACTGAAGGCCTTGATATTGATAGATTGCCTATTATTGATGTTGAATTTTATTTTTTAAATCTTCGAGCAAGGTCTATTGGTGAGATAGTACAAAGTAAATATCGATGTGAAAATGTGGTTGAAGAAAAAACTTGTGGTAACTTAATGACGGCTGAATTGAATATTTTAGAAATACATCCAGATATGACTAATGTTGTAAATGACATTATTCAAATTAACAATGCCATTAGTGTTAAACTAAAATACCCAGAATTTTCTGTTTTAGAACGTGCCAATAAATTTGAGAGTATTACCGATATGGCATTTGATATGATTGCTGAAAGTGTTGAATACATTTTTGACGGTGAACAATATTATTATGCAGCTGAATCTGAACCAGATGAAATTATTGAATTCATTGAATCATTGAGCCAAGAACAATTTAGTAAAATAGAAAACTTCTTTAATAATTTACCAAAGTTAAATAAAAAAATAGAGATGGATTGTAAAAAGTGTAAGTTTCATCACACGATAGAAGTGGAGGGTCTAGACTCTTTTTTCGCCTAACATTTCGTCATGACAACCTGAAGAATTACTACATAACAAACTTTTCATTGATACAGCACCACAAATATAGTTTGTTCGAACTTGAAAATATGATACCTTGGGAACGGGAAATTTACGTTGCTATGCTTATACAATACATTGAAGAAGAAAATGAAAAAATTAAGCAAAGACAAAACGCTAAATGATAACCAAAAAAGCCAATAAACAAACATTTGCATGGGATTCTTCCGCATTTCAAGGTAAGGGTTATTGGTTTGTATTGGGTAGAAATGGTGCATATGGCCGAGCTGCCAGTAAAGCCGAAGCTATTATCTT